TATTAAATTATAATAATAAGATGAAGAAATATTACTTGGATTAATAATGTTTCCTAATTCATCTACCATAAATTTAACGTGGATATTATATCCTTTTTTATATTCTGGGTTGGTTGATCCAATCCAGTCAAAATATATAAAATATGATCCTAAACTTCCTACATTAGATAATTGTCCTATAGTACTACCAGTTACTGGAAGTAAATTAAATCCAGGAGATGTAGATCTAGAGCCATTATACCTTGGATTTGTTATACGAGCTGTAGTATAATAAGAATCAGGTACTGTTGCAGGAGTAGCACTTCCACTTAAAATAGCTTGTTCATTTACTGCTGTTATAGCGTTTGATGAAAAATCAACATCAAGGTATTTATTATTTGGTCTTGAAATTAATTCATTATTTTCTAATACAAGAAAACCATCATTAGGATTATTTAAACTTCCAGTAGTAACTACTAAATTAGAACCACTTAATTCACCATCATAAAATTCAGTTTGTGATGATTCGGTAAATGATACTATTCCTAATACAGATGGAGTACTTCCTGTCCAACTTTGAGTAATATTAACAGCTCCGGGATAAGTGTATACAGAGGAAGTTTGTCCTAATAAATTGGGCATTGATCCTCCATTTGAGCCAGTTATAAATCCAGAATCAATTGAACCAATAATTGTTTGATCTTCAACTACATAAGGAACATTAGTTGATCCACTTCCTACCATAGCAAGAGACTCAGAAGTATTAACTTGAGGTACTCTATATCTATTTCTATCAAGTAAAGTATTTTTAATTACAATACCTGAAGCTAAAGATGTTCTAGCTGGGGTCCAGTCTTGAACTATTTTAAATAAGTAATTATTAAAGAATTCAATTAATCTAATATAATCCCATTCTTGGTAGTTATGAGTATATTTTTCAAAGTAACGATTCCTTAAAACATCTAAATCTGGGTAGGTGTCTAAGGAAGAAGATTGGAATCTAGGATCACCAATGTATTCTCCAATATTAAAGTAACCTAAAGATGAATTAATATCTTCATTAATTTCGTTTTGAGGTGAAAAAGCTATTTCAACATAATCAATATCTCTAGTATAACTTTCACTTGCAGCTATTGTTTGTTGAACTGAAATAAATGGAGATAATGTATTAGCATTTGGTATATTAGTGTTACTACTACTATAAGGTAAAACAATATTTTGTTGTTTTATTTTCTGTGATATAGCATTTTGAATACCTGCTGGTACTTGGTCAAAGTACATTACTTCAGTATTAGAACTAAAGGATGCACTTACAACATCAAAATTACTAAATCCTGATTCAAAGGAAGCTGTTGGAATCCATGAACCTGTTACTTTAGGATGAATAGAGACTGATCCTGTGTATAGTTCTCCACCTAAAGAGGCTCTAAATATTACTTGGTTTGGTCCCTCATCTATTGAATTTCCTTCAACAGAATTAGGATTCATTACATAGGCATCAAAAGCAGATTGAGATAAAGGATAAGCGTAATATCTTAATTCTTGCATAGAACCTGTAAACCATCCTAATCCTGAACCAGATGGAATAGCTCCTAACATTGCAAAGTTACTATTACCTCCACTCCAATTTGCAGTAGATGGTACTACAGAAGCACTAGCTTGGAAACCAATAGTATTTCCATCTTCTCCTTTATAATTTTTATTTTTTGCAATTAATTCAATTTCTGAGCTACCACTATTTACTAAAACAGACCACCAACCTCCATCATAAAATGGTAAATCAATACTTGCGGTATTAGTTGTATTTGGATAATCAGGATATAAAGTTAAAGTACCATATTGGTAATAAGGAGTAGGAATAGAACCTGAGTATGAACCGGAGGTTAATGATCCGGAATAAGTTAATGATAGTATTACATTAGTGTTATTTAATAATGTAGGGCTACCTAAAAGCGATACTAAGGATTGAGAAGGAGAAGTTGGACCTTGAGTGGTAGTTACTTCTTCAGTTTTAAATCTAAAAGCAAAAGATGAAGGAATATAAGTAACAGAAGTATCCCAAATAGAATTAACATTGTTCCAAACAGCATATGCTTTAGAAGTAGATCCATTAAAATCTAATTTATAATCATACGTGTTTTGCCAATTATCATAAGTACTAGCATTTTTATCTTTACCTCCAAACTCATTGATTCGTAAAATAGTATCAGAAACTCCAAAAGTATTAATTAAAGTTCTTAAACCAGCAACTGTACCTTTTTTCTTTAACAAATAAGGTAAGTTATGGTAAATTCTTTTATATTGTTCTTTGTTAAGATCATCTGTAGGCATCAATGAAGATGTAGATGAAGCAGTAACATAAGTTGTTATATATTCAAGAAAAGATCCTGTTGGTACGGGGTATTGAGTTGTAGTAAATGGTAAATTATATAAACTACCAGACGGTGTAATACCGATTAAGGCTTGATATACGTCATTTGAAGAGAAATTGTTTTGGTAAATATTAATACCAGCATCTCTTAAAACATCGGCTACTAAATCTTTAGAAACACCATAATTTAATCTGTTATCAGCATCAAATTTAGTAGTAATGTTTTGTAAATAAACAAATACATTATCAAACATTTGGCCTACCATTTCAACAAAAAGTTCAAATTGGTAGTTATCTGAATCTTCTTTAATGTATGAAGGAATAGCTAATACTAAAGCATTATTATTTTCTGAATCATAATTTTCAGCTGTTTCTAACTGGGAAGTGAACCATGCTAACCCGGTTACAGAGTTTGTTGTTACATTAGTATATGGAGGAGTGTTTCCTGTTTTTGGCCAACAAGTTGAACCAGATTCATAATATAAGTAATATTCATAACCATCAAATCCAGTAATAATTTCATCAATTTTATTTTGCCAAAGTATATTACTAGATGAAACATAATAGGCACCACTAGAAGAACTATCAGATAAACTAGCACTATAGGTATACTCTTCTAATAATTGTAATTTGTAATAAAAATTTTCTAATCTTGTTTGTGCTGATGAGAAATGAATAAAATTAGAATAATCAGAGTAATCAATATTGATTTTTATACCTTGTTGAGCAAGGATATTATTTAATTGATATTGTAAACTTCCGGTTCCTTGAGCATATGAAGAAGTAGGAGATGTTAGAGATGTATAATTAACGTATGCTGTGGAATTATTTATTTGATTTGAAACTCCTAAATTAAAGTTAGGACCTTTTAAGTAAATATTACTATCAATAACATCAAATATTTGATTAATATCAATATTATAAGCAATAGGTTCTGCTATTTGAGTTACTACCCATAATTGAGAATTTATATCAAATTGGGGAGGTAAAGCTTCATATAATTTAATTAGAATAGTTGGATTATCAATACTTGAAGTATCTAATAAAGCATTATTAGCAATTATAAGTTGATTCTCACCAAAATTTAAATAAAAATCATAATAACTTCCTGTTGAGTTTTGAATATCAGAAATTAATTCTTGAGAAGAAGAAATTACCAATTCATTAGGAATAACAGTTGTATCTAATCTTAATTCAGTCCTATCTGAGCTGATTTGGGATATAAAATAGTTGTTATTAAAAGAAGAAGCTAATAAAGGAGATAAAAAATTATAAACAGTATTAAAGTTTCCCTCATTAAAACCAGCATTAGTTAAATTTTCACCAGGATCTAAAGTTAGATTGTTATCAATTAATCTATAGTCAGGATAATTATTATTTAAATATACTATTTCATTATTTAAATTGTATATAAAATACTCAATTATATCTTTTTTAGAATCAAAAGTAGTACTTATTTCAAAATTTGTAATTAAGGAAGTATCTTGAGATAAGTAATTTTGATATTCAAAAGTTACTGGATTGATAAGTTGTATGTTGATATTTTCAGCCATTTATTATAAACTTCCTGCTATTTGTTGTTGTAAATCAAGATTTTCTTGTCTTAATTGGGTAATTTCATCAATTAATGCTTGTATAGTATCATTATCAGCTTGAGAACTTCCTATATAAGCTGTACTAGTTTTTATAAGGTACTCATGAGAGTTTGTTTCTCCAAATTTAGGTATCTGATAGAATATTTCTTGGTAATTATTAAAAAACTCTGCTACAGAAATTGATGGTATTGATAGTGGAGAAACAGGGGTTGGGTTAACTAATTGAGTAAAAGAAGTGTCAATAACTCTTTCGTATTGAGTTTTACTATAAACTGTTTTATTTAAGTTTATCTGTTCGGCCATTATCCATTAATTACTTTAAAGTAATATTGATTATCAAACACTTGAGTTGTCCCATCTATAGTACTTTGTATCAATATTTTATAATATCTTTCTGGTTGTAAGAAATTCATATATAAATCAAAATAGCTAGAAGTTGCATCTGCATTTAGTTTAGTATATGTGGAATCAAAATCAACTATAAACTCATTAGTTTCTAAATCTTTAATAGCATAATAAGAAGCAGTTGGTAGATAATAATTATTCAAATAAACAGAACTAGTAGTCCAAATTTGAGTTGGGAATTCTGGGCGTGCATTAATTCTGAATCTGTTAATACTTTCACTATAAAATACTCCAGGATTATCTGTTATATTAACTGATGCTGGAAGAGTGTTTAAAATTGTTTGGGTTGAAGATCCTGTATTCCAAGTAAAATCATCCCAACTAAATTGTAAAGCAGGAGGATAAATTGTATTAGTATCAACAGAAAAATATTTTAATTCAGGTTGTACGTCTTTACTGTCAACAAATTCAGAATCTTGTTTTAAAATAAATCCATAATTTGGAAAAATTGGAGATCTAGAAGCAGATGGATACCAAGCATCTATTATACTTGTAACATTTAAATCAATATCTTTATCGGTTCTGTATGTAAAAGTAACTGAAGATGAGTATTCTGATCCTGTATACCAAACACCACCACCAGGCAATACTGAATATGAACCTAATGTCCACGATCCAGTTGTACCTGAGATTCCTAAAGAAGAAGTCCAAGGAATACTTCCTGAATAATCTAACCAATTCCATGAGGTGCCATTTGTAGAAATTGGATCATCTAAATAACGACCCGTTCCCATTCCCCATTCAGCATCAGCAGCAATAGGAAAACACTTTATAGAAGAAGTAAGAGCTAATCCTGTAGCTGTAGCTATAAAACATTGAAGATTTGCTTTCCAACTTCCAGAATCATAAGTACTTTGTGGTATTAAGTTAATTGCTGAAAGTACATCTTCTTGAGCAAATTTAATTAAAAATCTACTTGTTTGAGGATTTGGGTTTGAATAAGCAAAAGTTGTAAGAGTAGCCTCTATAATTTCATCTAACCCTGTGTTCATATTAGGGAACAAAGAGTATATAGTTGCGTCTTTTTCAGGAAATATTTTTATTACTGCCATTTTATTTTAATTATAAAGGTACTACTCTGCCCTGGATGTCTTGATTAGGGTATTTAACTTCAAAAATACTAGGATCTAATGATGGATAAATTACGTTTGCTTGAGTTGCTCCATTTATGTCATAAGCATATTTAGAGTATCCTAAATTTTCTCCTACTAAATTAGAAATATTAATTGTTTTAACAGTTTGAACTCCTTCAATTTTATCTAATAAAACATAAATATCTCTTAAAATAATTGGCTGGTTAATTTGCCAATTATCTACTCTAAAATAATCTTTTAAAGCTACAATACATTTAGTTAATACCTCATTACTATTATAATCAGGTAAAACAATTATATCAAAATTAACCCCAATATTAATAATAAAAGCATCTTTAATATTAACAGAATCATTTACCATTCTATATTGTGATAAGTATGTAGTAACGTTTTGCTTTAAAGCAACGGAGGCATTGGTTAATTGATTACTTACGTTATAAGACAATACATATAAGTCTAAAACGGACTGAGATTCACCGGCTGATATAGATTGGGCTTTAGTTGGTTCAATATAAGCTTTTGAAACAACCCCATATTTAGCAGGCATTGAAAGTGTTCTAACTAAATAGTCATCTTGTGTTACGTTACGTAATTGTGATGCAAAATTAGCAGATGAGTTTTGTCTAATTTCTTCGATTGTATCTCCATCACCACCACCATCAGCTGCTTCAAGATTAGTTACAGCTAAACTATTAAATACAGTTTGAGCAGTAACACTTGTTAAATTTGATTTTAAAAATGTAGCAGTTCCTCCAAAAGTATTTAAAGTATTAGCAGCTACATTAGATTCAACCCCACCACCTGTTAAATATCTTACTGTTAAAGTAGTTTGTGAAGGAGCAATACCATATGTTTTAGTAAACATAAAGTTTGAAGGAGCATAAGCTGTTGTTAATTTATCTTGTTCAAAAGGTAAACCAATACCTACGTTATTTGGGTTAGGAATTATTTCCTCATCAGTATCATTAGCAGTACCAGCACCAAACTGTAATTGTAAAGATCCAGTACTAATAAAACGAGTAGCAAATCTACGTTGAACTTGTTCTAACTTTAATAAATAAGGTGTATCACCTGAATATTGGGAAAGATTAGGGTCGTTTACATTGGTATTTTTAATTGAATTATATACCATTTCTTGACCTAAATAATCAACTTCATACCATTCATTTCCATCAGTATCAGTAATATCTAAAACACCAACAATTTTATTAGCATTAATATTTACTGTTGAAAAAGCAACAGGAGTTCCAAATGAAAACTGAGTTGAATTAATAGTTGCAGATATTGCTTTTCTGTTCTTTTTTAATAAGAAATAAGAAGGATTATTACTTCCATCTACTTGATAAACTGTAACTTCTGTTGGGTCTCCAGAACTTGAAACTGAAAAATCTACTGGGTCTTCTATTAAGAATTTTATAGGAGAATTTAAAGTAGAAGATATAACAGAATTTTCTTTAATAAAAAGAGCATAATCAAAATCAGGAACATAAACGGATCCTGAGAGGATTGATGGGACTTGTTGGTAAAAACTTATATGTGTTGTAGCAACTTGAGTTACATTTGGTTTATAACCAAACATATAAGCCAACTCATATAAATTATTAGGCTGGCGAGCGTATTGTAAAAAGTTTTCTTGGATTTGGTTATCCATGTAGAAAGATAATACATCACCTACATAAGCAGCCATTTCCATAAACATCATTCCAGGGGATGTTGGGCTAAAATCCGTATAAGTAGTAGGGAAATAAGTTTTAGCATAGTCAACAAGACTTGCTCTTAATTCTGTAAAATCTTTATTAAGATATTGTATGTTTCTTTTAACAGTCATTAGGTGAAAGTAATATTAATATTATCTGAAATTCCGGTGTTGATTATACTATAAGTTAATTCAACATTTACTTGATTTATATCAGGAATACTGGTGATATCTAGTGTTCCTATTTTTACATTGGGGAAATAGATATTTAGTTTAGACTGTATATCTTGTTTAAGTCCACTTAAGTTATTTTCAGTTATTTGTTGGAAAATAAAAGCTCTTAAACTTGCACCAAAAGTTGGGTTTAAATATCTTTCTGGTTGGTTTGTTAAGAAATAATTAATTAAATTGTTTTTAATTGCTTCTTTTGTAGTATAAGTAGTTTTAAATACTCCAGGAACATTAAAAGGTAATCCAATACCAACACCTGTTCCGGGTTTAGTATCAACAGGAAATATCTTTTTTGCTCCGAATGCCATTATTTATTCATTAAATTCATTATTTGATCTAAACCAACTTGTCCTTCAGGTAAAGCCCCATTAATTGTATCAACGGATTGAGGTTGGAAATTACCAGCATATTGAGATGTTATAGTACCTCCTTTTTGCATTTCACCTAACATACCTGAAAACATATCTCTACGTTCTTGGGCTGTTAACGTTCTTGGATTTTCAATATAAGGTTGGGAGTATGTATCTTGTACAGACTCGTTTACAACTGATTTAGGAGTTTTAACTGCTTCTAAAAGTATATCACGCAACTCCTCTTGGATAGCTTCTTTAACGGCTTCCTTGATGATTTTTTTGAATTCTGATGGTTTCATTGTTTATAAATATTAAAATTAATAAGCTTTTAAATTGTCTTTGTCAATAATGAATTTAAGTTCATTAATTAAAGTTAAAGAGTTTGTAGTAAAAGATAATTCAGTTTGGATTAAAGTAATACCTAGTTGATTTTTACCAACTGCTCTTCGACGGGTTACTGTAGGGGTATAAGGGATTTCTTCAATTTCAATAATAAAGCCCTGGTATGTGGTTTGGTTTTGAGTGGATTGGGCTTGCAATTGAGCATCGGCTATGGAGTTAATACTATCCGAAGTAGGAATAATATTAGGATTTAATTGACATTTATTAATGTATATATCTATAGATTCTATTAATTGCTTTACAGTTAAAATATAAGTTCCTATAATAGAAATAACTAAAGCCGAACCACTTAAAATTCCTTGAGTTTTAGATAATTTAGAATTTCCAAATTTATCAAAAGTAATTTTCCTAATTGCAGTTTGAGCATCATTTAAAGCAGCAGTAACAGCTCCAGGAACTGTAGGTAATAATTTAGCAGCAGTTGAAGTTGCTATAGAAGCAATATCTATAGTTGTTATTATTCCTATAATTAAATTTAAAAAATTAGATACTCCAGTTATTGAATTTCCTAACTGATCTATTTTTACTCCTATATTGTTAAGAGAATTAACTATATTATTTCTTTGAGTAATTAATTCATTTAAAGTAACTTCGTTAGGACATGTATCAGGATCAGGTATGTATTTTTGAATTAAATTTTGTAATGAAGGTTGTATAATTTGGGGAATCTGTGATCCTAAAGTAAATAACAAAGAAGGCAATTTAGCTGTTCCTTTAGGTTTTTGATCCTCAGGAGTAGCATCTTGAATCAAATCAGCATCTACCGTTTTTTGATCGGCTTGAGCTGATTGTTTTTGTGCTTTTGCTAATTCTTCTTGTCTAATTTGTTCTAATTCAATAGGAGTAGCCATTATACTGTATAATTATATTTAGACTTTAAATTATTTAAATTAGCTTGTAAAGCATTTAATGATCCTTGCAATTGTGTTGCTGCTATATTTAAAGGAGTAATAAGAGTTCCTGGTGGGGTTGATACTAAAAAAGCACATACTTGAGAAAATGCTGCTAAATTAGATATTAACTGATTTAATAAGTCTACGGTTTGGTTACCTAATAATAAAGGTTCACTAGCACTTTTAGATCCTATATAAACATTTCCTGATTGTAGGGTTATTGATGGGGAATCAATATTAATTCCTTGAATAGCGTTTAAATTAATAGATTTATTAGAACTTAATAATAAATGATCTTCTGTTGTGTTAAATACTAATCTACCAGAATTTATAATTATTTGTTTTCCAGCGTATTGATTTGGTGATTGTGGAGCGTTGTTTTTATAACTAAAATAATTAGTTGAAGAAGCGTTTAAAGGTATTTTTTGAGTACTTGCTAAATAAATAGAAGAATCATCATTATTAATATCTTCTACAGTAGGTACCCATCCTTCTTCAGTTTGATTACCTTGACCATTTCTAACAATAGTTATAGGATCTCCACTTTCTCCGGTAGAAGACCAATTGTTAGGGGTATTAGGTACGGTAGATCCTATTCGAATACTATTTCCCCATCTACCTTCATATATTGTATCTCCTTCAAAAGGTAAAATAGGATGAATATTAGAACGTTCTTTGAATGTTTTACCTAAAAATACTTCTGTAGATTGGTCTGTTACTCTTCTAACATTTCCTAATTGGGTTTGGAAATAATCTTTTTGTTGAGAAGGGGGAAGATTGTTTGGGTTTGTTGGGAATGCATTATGGTGGGGGTGATTCCACAAAGCAGCCGGATAAATATAATATTCAGAAGTATTAGTTGATATACCTCTAGAATTAGAAGTACCATTTAAACTAGTATCTGGTAAGGATATTATCCATACTATTTCATTTATTAGGGGAAAATTTTTAATATTTCCAAAATAAGGTTTAGCTATAGAATTAGAAGGAGAAGGTACATCAACACTTGTGTATTCGATAATACCTAAAGCATTCCATTCACCTAATTCTTGGAATCGTGGGTGGGTTTCATCTAATATTATACTAACAACTCTAACTGCTTTAAATGCAGTCGGAGATGAAGTCATCCCATTTGGAGATTGGGATACAAGCGAATTAATAAAAGGAGTAATATTATTAGATGTTTTAAATCCAGCCATTATTTACCTCCTTTTAAATCATTCATTGCTGATAATAATTGTTCTTTTTCTTCATCAGAAATAGTTAATGAACCATCAGCGGCTTGAGTTTGCATAGCACGTTGTGCTAAAGCAGCCATTTTAATTAGTAAGTCATCGTTTTTAACGCTAATTTCCATATATTCCTTAATCAAAGGAACTACTAAAGTAGCATCACCAATATCGGAAATTAAAGGTTTTAACTCATTTATAAGAGCTGAAACTTGTTTGTCCTTTTTTTGTTGGTTAGTATAGATTTCCTCTAAAATGTCGGAAAATTTTTTCTTACCAAAGACTATGTTATCGAATTGTGACATAAATATACAATTAGTTTCTTATAAATATTGAAACTAGAAATTTGTATATCCGTGTTCTAAATAAAATACGTAATTGTCTTTAAAAATGTCGTAAAGTTGATTAGCTATTTTAGTAATTTTAGGTGTTTTAGCATCAACTTGTTCACGGATATAAATGTAAAGTGCCTTTTTATTAAAGACATCTAAATGTTCTCTTTTACGAAATAATTCTAAAATAGCATCAGCTATTTGAGCATCGTCACCTTTAGGAAATAATTCAAAAATATGTTTAGTACAATGTTCTGTAAACTGGTCAATAAATTCTGATAACCTTTCGTTGGCTGGTTGTTCGTCAATATTGTAAGAATGGTTTTCATCCTCTTCTAAAACTTCAACAGGTGCTGTTTCAACTCGTTTTTTATAGTTTTTCTGATTTGAAAGGATTAGGTAACGTTTTGCAATTGTTCCGAAATAAGAATATGCTTTTGATCCTTTACTTTGATCGTATAAGTGGATTTTATTTAATAAAAATGTTATTACCTCGTGTTGTAAATCCTCAATATTTTCTACCTCTGTATAATAAAACTTAAAGGTATGGATAATATTTTCGGTTAATTTAAAAAATGCGTAGTGAATCTTTTCACTATAAAGTCGACTTCTTGTATCAGGGTCAGTTGTATTATTATATAATACGATAGAATCCTCAGTTTCTTGGGTAAAGTATTGTACCCCCTTTTTTTTCTTTGCCTTTACTGGTTCCATTATTTGATATCTTTAATGATGAAGGAATTCAAAATTGTTTGAATTGATTTAATTTGTTCAAAAACAAAACCTACCTCATCATCGGATTTAAAAGAACCTTTGTAGTCTACTTCTTGTAACTTTTTGTCTGCTTGTTCAATGGTTTCTGAGATCTTATTCAAATAAGACATATAACCAGATAAAATGTCTTCTTGTCTTTCGTTCTTACGTAAGAGATTAAAGGTCGTGAATCCAAGGGTCACGACCAATATTGAAAGAATTACAATTGTTAATATCATAAATTATCTAATAGGTTTTTCAATCCTTCACTTTTTACAGTATTCAAAGCTTTAGCTTTATTACCTGAAGTGACAGGTGATGATTTTTTATTAGTCTCCAATGTAAATGACTTCTTTTGGGTCTCCACGTTACCTTGCAATTTTGGTAACCATTCACGTTCAAACTCAATCCTGGCGGCCATTAAGTCAGCCTGGTGTACAATATAAGGTAATGAAGTACGTGGTTTCTGTTCTGGCATATAAGCCATCAAATACTTCTTATTTGCCTCATCATATAAACCATCATGAGTCTGAATGGTGATCATTTCATTAAAAGTATATTGAATACCATGAGCCTGGAGTAGGAATAAACCACGATCGGGAACAGAAGCGAATGGAACTTTGTTATTAAACATATAATCCTCTCCTAACTTTTCACGTCTCCAATTGTCAGTCTGGGGGATATATGATTCTTGAGTTTCATCTCCCATTTTGCCCAAATCATGATTCAGGGCAGAAAATACCAATTCTTCTTTAGTATATGTATTTAAATCGGCTCCCATTTGACCCCACAAATCATGGAGATGAAGAGCACAAGTAATAACACGATTAACGTGTTCTACATAACCTCCAGGGAAAGCATTATGGTATTCTTTTTTATGAGCAGCAGGCATCAACATTAGACGCTCTTGATACTTTTCATAAAATGACTTAAGTGCGGTTCTACGAGGTTCGGAAATATGATCCTCAATAAATCCCATCAGGTGCAACCAGTTTTGTTGAATTTCTTCAGCAGTAAGATTCATATATTAAATATTGTTGATTTCGTTTGGTCCTAAAGGTTCTTGATTTACAAATACCTTAGCATCATCAATAGCTTCTTTTAAAATAACAAGTGTTTCTTGAACTTGTTCTTGAGTACTACCACGTTGGAGAAAGAAGTACAACTTTTCAACCTGCCCCTCTGCTTTCTCTAAACGTCTCATTATTATATCTCTATTTTTCATATGTTTTTTTTAAACCCCGTGATTGGAATATAATACCTAAAAGAATTAACTCCAAACTTAATTATAGAAGTTTTTGTACTTCGTCGAGAATCTTTTTAAGATGCGCACAACGTTCATATTCTTCCTTTTCCTGGAAGTGAAGAAGGGTTTCATTTAATGCTTTTGGTAAATATTCGTCAATTACCAAACTGATTGATTCTTTATGAGTATCTAAACTTGGGTCAAATTTTGAAATATAATACCAAGCCCTTTCATAAGCAAGATCATCTCCCACCAAATCCAGGTCTGATAAGTTAATTTCTGGGTCTGATTTTTCTAAAAAGGAAACGATTTTTCTTTTGAATAACTTATGATTCAATATCAATTTTTTAAACATACCTAACCAGTAAGCAGGATGTTCTTTAAAATCAACAAACACAATATGTGTGTCTTCTTTTATTTTATCTTCAGAACCAGAATCAAATAAGCTAAATATCTTACTGATGTCCATATGTTAATACATATAGGCGCCATAAAAAAATATATAGCGCCTATAATACATTATTTTGCGATATTCGCGGAGGGTGTCGAAATTAACGAATTATTTTAATAATGCGTAATATTCTTTGAAATGTTTAATGCGATCTGCTAAACCGATTGTACCACCATTTACACGTTTTGTTACCGCTGTAACTGTAGCATCATCAGCACCCTTGTCACAAATTGACCAAAGTCCATTTGAATCAAAGAAGAAAGCAGCAGACATTAATGGATATTTAGTAGCTACCAAATCAGGATTAGCCATTAAATCTTCAGTAAGAACTTTATCAAGTTTCTGGTAGTTAGATTTTCCGGTTAATTGGATGTAACCACGACCTCTAAATTTCCAACCTTCACCTGAAGCTGTATCACCGTTACCCATTCTAGATGCATAAACGACGTTTGCAATCTTTTCAGGATTACGAGCATAACCAGCAGCATCTCTACCGGCATTCTTAAAATACTTTGGGAAGATTTTATTCAAACCATCAGCAGAATAATTTAAATTTTCGCTTATGGCTTTAAATCCACCTGATTCGTGACCACATTGAGCTAAGAAGTGAGCTAATCTTAAAGTATTAGTAATGTTAAATTTAGCAGCTGTGTCAGGAATTTGAGCAATTACTGCATCAGGAATGTGTCCTTTTAAGGCTTCTAATTTAAATGATGAAGGGGGGATAGAAACAGGAGCAGCTGCTGGAGTTGAAGTTCCAAACATTTTACTCCAGGTTCCATCACCTACTAACCCATCAGCAGTTAAACCATTTTTAGATTGCCATTCTTTTACTAATTTTTCAGTACCAGGTCCGAAGATGCCATCAGCGGCAGTACCTAATTTAGTTTGGAGTTTTTTAACATCCTCACCTTTAGAACCAACTTTTAATAACATAATTATTCTTCTGTTTCTGATGAACCTTTCTTACCCCAAATTTTATCAACTGAGGCTAAACCTAAACAACCAAAAGCTAACATAGCTACTGAATTTACTAATGTATCTGATGGTTTGATATCGCCATGAGAATAGCTATTAACAAACATAGTAATACATAAAGTTAAACCACATACAATACCAACAAATCTTTTAGAAGATGGGGTACCTTTTTCGTCTTTTAAAAGACCTGAAATCCAATCAATAATTTTTTTCATAATTTTTTTATTTTACTCCGTTTAAATTGTACATATTTTTTAGAATGATTAAATCATCTATATCAGCGGAACTATCACCAGCAAGGGCTTTTTCAATTTTCAAATCGATGATTTTCATTTCTTTTTTAATTTTAATCATCTGTTTAATATCCATAGGATTAGCAGAAATAGTATCCAAACCACTCATAGCTACAGTAAAAGCTACTTCTTCAGCTACTTCTTCCATAATAATCATTTCCTCAGCTAAAGATTCAACTTGAGATTGAGTTTCTACAATGGTTTCTTCTAATTGTTCTACATTTTCAACAATTTGTTGTTCGACTGCTTCTTGCTTTTTAGCAGCTACTGTTACTACAGTTCCTGCTTTAACCATATTTTTTTGGCTTTTGGCTAAAAGTAAATCAAGTTCATCAAGTTGATCTTGTTTAATACCATAGACTGGTGGAAACATGTCTACGGTTGCAAATAATAATACTAATACTAAAAATTTATCTAAATGTTTCATTTTACTGAGGAATTTTGCCCAACGCGGTCAAAACCTCTAGTTTAGTAGTAGCTGCAGCTAATGCGCTATCTGACTTTTTCAATTGAATGAGACATTTATCAATTTTAACTTCAAGAGACTCAATTTTTTGAGTATGTCTTTCAATTTGGGATTGATAATTCATTTTGTTATCTAACCAAAGATATCCTACAACTACAAGAAGTAAAAATTGTACTGCTTTCCAAGGATCTTTAGCAAATTGTTCAAATGTTATAGGTAATTTCATAATTTTCTATAAATATTAAGCTTCTAAGTCAGGTATTGTAACGTCGAACTCTGTTGGTTCTCCTAAAACAGCGGTCAAAGAAGAATCAAACGTAATATAGTAGAATACAGGAGAATCTAAGTCTGCTGTATTATAATCACACCATTTTTGAGTTACATCATCTGGTGATTTAGGAATACCGTAAAAGGTATTGCAGGACTGTACTGCTGCTTGAGCTTCTGCTTCAGTTGTGTATTTGTATCCTATGATTGTCATAATTAGTATATTTTGTAAAAGTCGTTGATGTTGGTTTCTATGCCCGTGCGGTTGGACGATTGGTCGGATGAGTATAAAATTAGTTCTTGAATTTTGCCATCTAAATACGCACCGCCATAATTATTTGTTCCTATTGACAAGTTGTTTAATCCTTGTGTTCCAGCATCTTGTTGTATTTCTTGGTTTGCATTTACATATAAATAACTATTAGAACCGTAATGCAATACAGAGAAAACCGATTGACTTTGTGTTTGGTTATATGAGCCAACTTGAAGACCGCTATAAATTTTCCAATCACTATTAAAATATAAATATGACCTGTCACCAGTACTTCCCCTGTCATAAACCATACCTCCAGAAACATTGCTATTTTGAGCAACTGAAAAAGTGCTAATTGGTTGTGAAAGTGTTATTGTTGCACTAAATCCGATTTGATACCCAAATTGTATTCCAGCTTTCCCATTTTCCGTAATTACCGAACCGCTTGAAACTATCTGCGGCTGATTCGCTGCTGTTGACTGAACCGCATTATTTCCATTCCCAGACTGATCATACCAAGTAGTTACGTAGGCATCGAATGGGAAAATATTGTAGTAGTTGTTTATGTTTGATTCTATGTCTGTGCGGTTGGAAGTTTGGTTACCTAAGTACCAAATACTTTCTTGGACTGTTCCTGTAAAAGCATACCCCCCAGAAAAATCACCCATATTTCCCAGTGCTATATTATTTTGAGAGGATAAATTAGCAGTTAATAAATAAGAAGCTACTAAACTAGTACCTGTAGCATAAACACTAGACACATTGCCTCGGTTTGCAATTGATTGGGCTACTGAATTTTTATACCATTGGGTAATACCTGCGTTATCTTCAGAGGTTGCTGCAGAACTAGGTTCAGCAATAGGGAAATATAAAATACTATTACCGTGAAGTATCCATTGAGTATCTGATGTGCTAAATGTTTCAAAAACAGTAGCTCCAGTAGATCCGGTTGCCCAAGTATGTAATAAGTAGGTAGGTATAGATCCATCAAAGCTTATCGCAGGTTTACCATTAGTAGTTACTAAACCGGTATTACTATCATAAATTTTAGGTTGTTTAGTTGCTGTTGATTGGGTGGCATGTTTACTGTCTTTGGCTTGGTTATACCAAGTTGTTACAAAGCCGTTATTACCTACACCGACCCAAGCCTCTAAAGTTCCATCTGTGATTTCTGATGGTGTAAAGTTTGCTTCACTATTATCAGAATCTCTTCTTACCCTAATAACAGGTCCTGAATAAGTAGATTCAATATATCTTAACGAATACCCTATTTCTGGTCCATTTCCATAATCGGCAGGTAGTGCTGTTCCAGCATTAGTTGCAAAATTAGTTAATGCTGTAGTATCTAATTCAACTGGATTAAATCCGATATTTGTTTCTTCATTATCAACAGAACGTCTTACTCTAACGGCAGGACCTTCATAATATGAATTTAGAAGTCTTAGAGAATAAGCTGCTGCTGCATTAGGCCATCTATCTAATAAAGTACCATAAGATAATCTACCTCCAACTCCTCTAACTCGTAAATTAGAACCTGTAATAGGAACAGCAGGAATAAAATATAAATTACCTCCCCCCTGTTTTACAACAGCTCCCATTTTATAATCATCTTTTACAATATTTACAATTCCTGAATCGTATGTAAAAGAACCTGAAGTACTTTTGGTACTTCCTGTATCATACTGCCCATTTTGATTTGGAAGAGTTTCTAAAGTAAAATAAGAAGTACCTGGGTGGGATTGGGTAATAGACCATGTAACAGCTTGAGATGCTGATATATTGTCTGGAAAATAGGTTATGGATCCTGTGGTATTAAAGGAATAAGTAGCCATTTGTTATAAATATACAAGAAAAAAGGCCCATTGAAAAATCAATGGACCTGTACCGTAGCTACGGGCATCTGACTGCGCAAAATTAAAAATAGTCTTTTCCTAGTGATTTTCGTATAAAATCTACTTTTTGATTTATTTCACTATAAATTCTAGTAATCTGTTCAGTATGTTTTTTATCTACCGAATCAACTTGTTTATAAAGGGAATTATTATTATTATTCATTACCCTTGTAACCTCTGAAAGATTGTTACTTATTAGTTCAATTTTAGACTCTAGTTTTTCAATGTTTTTTTTAGATTGTACTACCATATCAATGAGTATTACAATACACACTAATAAAATACCTAATCCAAAAGCAAATATTGTTTCCATAGTGATCCCAGCTGGATTCGAACCAGCGACCTACTGCTTAGAAGGCAGTTGCTCTATCCAACTGAGCTATAAGATCTTGCTCCCTGACTTGGACTCGAACCAAGGACCTACTGATTAACAGTCAGTTGCTCTAACCAGCTGAGCTATCAAGGAAGTTATACCTAGGTGGGGTCGCTGATGCGATGCATGGGACCTAAGTATAGGTTTTGGTGGGCCTTCCTGGATTCGAACCAGGCACCGGCTGATTATGAGTCAGCTGCTCTAACCTAATGAGCTAAAGGCCCTGAGACAAATGGCGAAATTCGTCTCTGTCTTCAGTGGCGCGGAAAGTGAGAGATTCGAACTCCCGGACCTGTTACAGTCAACAGTTTTCAAGACTGCCGCAATCGACCACTCTGCCAACTTTCCAATACCCTGCTCTGGCTAAGTGAGCTTCATTCGCCCGGGTTCAGGCTCCTGCCGGTTGCCAACCAGCGCGTTGAGCCACAAGACGGACTCGAACCGCCGACCATCTGATTACAAATCAGAAGCTCTACCAACTGAGCTATTGTGGCATTAGGATTGTTTAAAGACTATCCTGAGTCATAGAGTCTACACAAACAGAATCGCTTGAAGTAGAATCACAGCAAGTGGCTGAAGAATCAGTACAAACTGTGTCGGTACTTTCACTACCGCACGCGGCTAGGAAAGCTACCATTGTTAATGCAAAAAACATTTTTTTCATTTTGTCGGGATACGAGGATTCGAACCTCGGACCCTCTGGTCCCAAACCAGATGCGCTACCGGACTGCGCTACATCCCGAACACTCTAACCAATAAATTCAAAGAACGAACTACGTGAGCCTCCTAGTACTGCTGGCCGGGATCGAACCGGCACGACCTTTTCGGGTCACGGGATTTTAAGTCCCGCGTGTCTACCTATTCCACCACAACAGCATATCTTTATAGAGCCACATCCCACTCATCTGCTCCTACTTGTAGACATTCTAGGAGTGATGCTTTAGGAAAGCTTTCTTTATGTTTGAACGCTGAATAAACTACTTCAAGTTGCAAATTATAATAATCAGCACGTGCTAAAATTTTATCACACTGATCATTAAACATTGCTTCTTGCAGTATTGTTTTGATTGTTTCATCCATGTCGTTAATATAATATAAAATTATTATTAAGCCAAACTTAAGTACATTCCCTTATGCGGGAACGTACTCAAGAGCCAAATCATACAACTTCTCGTTCAATTCCATATCTTTTTGGAAATTCTTGATTTTACGAGCTTTACGAGTTTTAACACCAGCTTTGTAATTGAATTCACCATGAATCAATTTTTCTTGAATCACATTATAAATTGACCACAAATCAGATCCTTTATCTTCACTACGTTTTGCAGTAAGCAAATCACTCAAATCAACATCAATACGAGTCATTTCTTCTTCACTAAAACGAACTTCAAGAGCTTTTTTAGCGAAATCAAGAGCTTGTTTTTGATTCAACTCAACTTGACGGAACTTATTCAATGACTCAACAGTCAAAGGCAATTTTTCAACCATTGACTTAATGGTGTTTTGCAACTCATCAAACGAATAACCCATATGACGGATTTTCATGTTTTCAAACTCACGAGAAGAAACAACCAAACCATTTTCACAAACCATACGGAACAAACCAGCAGTGAAAGTAAAGGCATTTTTACCATCATGTGAATTAGTCAACAAGATTTGAGGAAATACGTTATCACCATCTTCAGCAGTGATTTGAATATCATTGTTACGGAATACAACCAAGTGCTTTTGAAAACCTACACTCTTACGAGCACGAACTTCTTTAGCATCAACAACTCCCCAACCTAGGGCAGCCATATCGTCGATAATTTTATCCGTAGGAATGTGAGCATACTTGTCACTAGTTTCAGGAGCACCTTTAGCAGTAAAGATTGAAGGAGCTTGAGTGCGGATTTGATCTTTTGAAATGAATTCGGAATTTTTAATGTTTAACATAACTTTTATTTTTTATTTTTTTCTATGATGTGAATATACGAAGGGGATCCTCGGGAGCCAAATTTCTTTTAAAATTTTTCCAGAAGCTTTGCTTGACTTCCCACACTATACATATCCGTATATACGATCATAGCGGATCAAACATATGGCCCATATCCTCAATCAACCACACGGCATCCTCACTTGGGATATCAAAAAATTCCCTATCGTTGCGAAATCTACAATAATCAAGCTTAGCGTGTAGGGCTTGTTCAAAATCATAGGGGCGAGAACACTTGTAAAAATAAGCAAGTTCCCAATCAACTACCACACCAGCGTTGTTAATTTGTTGGAGTCGTTTTTCGGGATGGTTGGTAGTCATACCTATTTTGCATTTGTCAGGGAATTGTCTATTAATGAGGACATAAACGTATCCGCCAAGCCCATTTTTACGTGATTC